TCTAAACTACCCATTCCCCGTGAGGAAACACCTAGTTTTGCACCTTCATCCATGAGGTTTTTGACAATTTCACCCATAGGGGTTCCCATAATCTTTGCCTCACCGATAAAATTCTTACCATCTGGTTTTAAGGAAGTAATCATGTGTGATACACGTTCCAGATTAACTGTTGGCCCATCAGGGTGGCCAAGTTCACCAAATGCACGTTTCTCTTTAATAAAATTCTTATTATACTTTACAACTTCGTTTTGAAGTACTTCCATAGGATATACGCGACCATTACGGTTCTTAATGTCAGCTTGCATGAAGATACCACGAATCTTGTAGTTCTTACCACCGTCTTCTTTTGCTTCGCAGATATATTCTACTTCTTCTACAGCTTCTGAAAATAACTTTACCGTATTCATTAACTTTATCCTTTATGTGATATTATCAAAACCAGATACTTTTTTCATTTTTAAAATAATAGTACCTACACATGCACTGTCATTTTCGATGTAGATGTCACCAGTAATACCACTACCAGCATTATTTGCAAGAGAAGGTAAAAATTGACCACCGCCATTGTAAGTACCATTACCATTTAGTGTTAGTGCAGTTACGTTTGTTGTAGCGTCCCATTCAATCTCTGTTACTGAACTAACAGTCCACTGACAAGATACGATAGACACTCTAGGAGCAGTGGCAGCACCAGCAACTTCCGAAACGTCTACTACCTTTAAGGCAGTTCCATTTGTTCCAGAAATTGTATGTTTCGTGATAAGTTCAAAATCTGAATCTACTAGTGTTTGTGTTACAATAGCCATTACCTACTCCTATATTGACAACATTTCTCGTTCAAAATAACCCATAAGGTCTTTTTCTTTGACCTTGAATTTTTTTGAAACATCTTTAATAGTTTTATCAAATGTATTTAGGAATTCTGAAGGTTTAGAATCCATAACCTTAAATATTTGATCAATAGCGTCACGCATCTTAGGAGAAAGTCTTTTATACTCCTTAGATTTTCTGTGTTCGTCTTTTTCAAATACAGCTGTGTTATAAACACCTTCAAAATTTCTACTTACCATTTTGATCTTCATACTTTCCAACAAAGTTTTTAGAAATTTCTTTTCTTTTATTTTCTAAACTGTCACCAATCTTAGTTGTTATTGCAGCCTTGAACGCATTCTCTGCTTCCAAGTTTTTTCCTAATTCAATTGCATCTATAAATTCTCTACTCATTTTTATCTCCTTCTGGCGGCGCTTCACCATCATATTTTGCTACATCGTCTGCTGCAATGGCACCACCACCAGCATCCTGTGGATATCTGGTAATACCATCACCAGCATCTGGCAAATCTATACCACCATCCATTGGATCAGTTTCCAGCTCTTTATTGATTTGAATACGCATATCATCAATTTGAGAATCATTCATACGCAAAACCTTCTTCAGTACATACTCTTTGCTGAAGAATGTTCCAATATATGATTGAATACCATCAAGTGCTTGTATTCTATCATTAAGAAGTTCTGCATCTTTCAATTCTGCGAAATGGCCATCCTGCAAGAAATCATATTGAACGTGTTCTTGAATTAAAGGCCAATCTTCTGGCGCAATAACACCTTTCAACAAGAGTTGTGTTTTAAGAATATCTGTAAACATGGGAACAAACTTCTTACGAATTCTTTGTACAAACTTAGTAAATTTTAATTCGTCCCTTGTGATTTCTGAAGCCCGTCCAAGACTAAATCCATTATCAGATTCCATACGAGAAATAGGAACATTCAAGGATTTATAAAGTTTCTTTTGGAAGTATTGAATGTCATCAATCTCACCCAGATTAGAGCCACCGGGCAATGTTGTAATTTCAGTTCCTCTACCACCTTCACGGCGCGGCAACCAAAAATCTTCCAACATAGACATATGATTTCTATCATCTCTAACTTCCCCTGTGTTCGCATCATACACAAGTTTATTACGATAACGATTCATAACATCCTTTAGATATTGTTCTGCCTTTATCTTAGGTAGATTACCAACATCAATGTAGAAAATTCTGCGTTCTGGAGCCCTTGAAATGCGATAGATAACCAATGCATCTTCAATCATTCGTAATTGATTTACTGGTTTAATTGCTTTATGTAAATATGAAAGAACACGGCCGCTATTACCATCAATCAAACCAGATGGGCAATATGTAATAGAATCTGGAGCAATTTTTAATCCTTGATTAGTACCACCAGTTCCAGCCGAACCTAACCCCTTTTCATTATAAACATAATACTCTTCAACCTTTTCAATCATATCAACGCTTATGCCAGCCAATTTCTTTTGATCTTTTTTAACTTCTCTTACTTTTTTAATTTTGGTAGGGTCAATATATCTCAATTCCGTAATACCCCTTTTGGGGTTCTTTGTATCGATGATTTTATGATAAAATAGTCTACCATCTACATACCATCGACGGAAAATGTCATGGCCTTTTTGTTCAAAATGAAGAAGTCGCAAAACTTCATGAAATTCTGAGCGTATTTTTCTTTTAATTTTTTCTGGATAGGGTAAACGATCTAAAGTAATTTCAACTGCTTGATCGTTTTGATTTGAAATGATACCTTCATTAATAATATCATCTACTGCTGTATCGCACTCTGCTTGTTGTGCAATATCACGATACCGACGAATTAAATCTAAATCGGTTCGTTCTCTACCATCTGTATCTAAAACTTGACCAAAGAAACCACCGCCAGCAACATCGATAGTGCCGTCATCAGGAGTTGGGGTGGAGAATGTTGTTTCTCCACCCGAATCCTTTTTTGATTTCTGTATACTGAACCCAAAAAGTTCTGCCATAATGTCTCCTACTATTGTTGTAACTATTTAGTAGGTTTAAATTAGAAGTTCACGCCAGAAGCTTCAAAGTGTTGGTATCTCCAAGTGACCTCAAATTCTTCAACCGCAGTTGCTTCATCACTAGTTAGATCAATTTGACCACCACTTGTCTGTGGCCATGCACTTCTGAAGATATAAGTTTTCAGAACTGTTTCATCACGGTCCAACTGTTCAACAGTCAAATCTGTTTGATAATCAGCAGGAGCAATAACACCCTGCGTTGAAATAAAGTCATTAATACCGTTTGACCATCTTTCAATTGCATTCTTAATCATAAAGTCAGTATCATTATAAAAAGTTGTTGACCAAGGCTCAGGTGCAGCCCTATCTCCAGCAATATAGATATTTCTGCCACGGAAAGGAATTGCAATTTCTCCAATAGTTGTCGTTGGTAGATTTGTACCTTTGCACATAAAAGATGTTCTACGAACATCTAACCCAATTGCAATTCCTACTGGAGCAGTAATCGTTACCCGAAACTGGTTAGCACGAGCACCACCGCCGATTAAGTTAGCTTTAAAATCGTTGATATTCATGATTAGCCTCCTACCTCGCTAAACGATACACCAGTTCGTACAGCAATAAAGTTTAGTGTAATGAAGTTAATAGACCTTGCGGGTTTGATGTAAATATCCCCAACAAACTCATTTCGGTCAATAACTTCACCAGTGTTATTAGATGAATCGCATTTAACAGAGAAGTCAGTGATACCTCTCCGGCCTTGTACATCTCTCAAGAAAGGTTCAACCATGTTACGGAACTGGGCCCGTGTAAACTCATCATTGAATTCAAAGAGCATATACTTAGCAGCAGTTGCAATTGCTTTCTCAAGAACAAGGAACAATCGGCGCACGTTAATGCGGTCAAATGCACTTGGTTTAGTCTGTGCAGTTTTATCACCAAACAGAACCACACCTTGGCCTGGAAAGTTGACTACTGGGTTAACACGAGCCTTATAAAGAATATCACGGTCTGCTTTCAGTGGATTGTAAGAAAGTTTAACTGCACCTCTTACATTACCACGAGTATAACCAGCAGGCGAGAACCAAGGATCAGCAACATTATCGGTAAATGCACAAAGACCAGCAGTATCACCGTTCAAAGGAACATATCGATAAACGTCATTATATTTATCATACATGTACTTGTATCCACTGTCGAATACCATGTAAGACGATGATGGGCATGTATCAAATGCATCTTTAACATTATCAGTTGCAGTTACATTACTTGTAACACCAACTGTGGCAGCACGATAAGGTGATGCAAAACCAACACAATCCCTACGCAATTCACAAAGGTCTGTAATCATTGTTACATGCGTATCATGACCCGTTACAGTATCAGCAACGCCAGAACTTGGGCCAGATAACACTAAGTTAATGTCAAGATTTTCTGTATCAGCAAACTTGTCATATGCAATTTCAATTTCACCAGCAGTAACAGAGTAATCATCCGTTCCACCTGTCAGTGTATCAACTGTTACACCACTTACTAATGTGTAATCCGTTCCTGTTGCAACATCTGTACCCCAGTTAGAACCAGCAGAAATATGGTCTGTCCAGTAAATGAAACTAGACTGAGTGAAGATAACATCTGGATAATAATTATTACCACCTTGTGGAGTTTTCGCATACAAGTTTTTTGACATCGATGGGAAAATTTCAATAACCGAGCTTGTACGTCCTCCCTTAACATCAACATCAAAACCAGTAATATCACCAGTTTTATCATAAACTGCAACGTGAAGTTCATCTAATTCACCGCGGCCGTTTGTAGTTGCCCAAGGCGATGTGCCGGGAGCAGAATCGAAGAGGTCACTGAAACGCCAGCGACGGCGAATTAAAGAGTTATCAGGAATAATCGTCTGAAGTCCGCCACCAGCAGGATCATCAAGAACCCGAATGGTGAGAGTTTCAGAAGAAAGTGCTGTAACTTCATATTCTACGTTACCCGTTTCCACTCTGTCATGACCAGCAGCTGCTGAAAGCACCAGAGGAATATTGTCTGCAACTGTGATTGCCTTATCAAGGACAACAGCAGTCTGATCAGTAACCGTGGCAATTTTAACCACTTCGTCACCATCAGAGATGCCTGCGCCAAGAACACGTTGGCCAACTGCAAGAGTACCCGTAACAGTGTCAACCGTAAGGTTTTTAGATGCAACTGTAATTGCACCGTTTGTTGTCGCAATAATTGCACTTGCATCGTAGAACTGAATAATGTCTCCGATTATGATTGATGCATTGGATGCATCTTGGTCATCAACTGTAATAGATAGATCACCAACCGCACCAGCACCATTAACTAGGTTAAGAGTACCAAGTTGCTGACTGAATGCCCTTGCGCTACCGCAAACATCTACGCCAAGTGAGTTACCATGTGTTCCAGCAGACCTTGCGGCCCACTCACCATGAGAACCTTGTCCTGTGGAAAATGATGCTTCGTAATGTGCATCATCACGAATGAGAATGCCGCTGTTCGCACCAGCGTTTACAACGGCTGATTCTGCGCGAACTATACGCAAAGAATCTGAATATTGTAGAAAATTGGCCGCTGTAAACCACCACTCAAAATTAGATGCGTGAGGTTTTCCAAAGATGGATACTAACTGTTCTTCTGAACTAATTGTAGTCACAGAAGAAACTGGGCCCTTTGCAAATGGTCCTGCAATTGCACCAATAGATGTTGCAACAGCTGGGACAACATTTGTAAGATCGATTTCCCTGACATGAACGCCGGGCGAAACTAAAAATGCCATGTTTCTTACTCCTTTAATGGTAGAGTTTGTTTTTGTTTCTTCAGTTATATTTATAAAAAAAACATTTTCCAAAATGCAGTTTTATATGTGCTATAACATATAAATAAATATATGTCAAATGAACATTACGAAAAATATAAAGATACCATTAAGAAGGTATCTCGCAGAAATTATCGTAAAAGAATCGTTTTACTTAACGAATTCCTTGCAGATAAGTCATGTAAACATTGTGGTGAAAGTGAAACAGTGTGTTTGAAATTTTACCCGCACGATTCTAAAATACGAAAAATAACAAAAAGAGTTGGTATGAATAATGAAAGTCGTAAAGAAATAATTCAGCTTATAGATAACTCTTTAATATTATGTTCAAATTGTTGGATCAAAAATCACAATGATTTAATTGAATTCATATAAAGTATTTAGATTTTTACCAATCTGTACGATAGTCTCTAACTACTGGGCTCCAACGAGTTCCATATTCATCAACCATTTCACCTACATTATCATCTTCTAATCCATTAACAACAAATCCAAAAGGAGCCATGTCCTGTTCTAACATGTCTTGTTGTTCTGACATCATTGTTCTACGAATATCATTGTCTGTAATTTCTTTAAAATAAGTTTGATCACTTGCCCAAGAAAATAGAAATAAACACGCTACAGTGTCATCATTACATCCATCATCGGCTTGAAATGAACTACCTTTAATAATAAATGTAGATAATTCGTTAATACAGTCATAATCTTCAATAATTAATTTATTATCTTCTACTAGTTGTTTTAGATTAGAACATCCAATTTTCTTTACTGCTTTAGTTGTTCTTACCCCCAATTGCGCTCGGCCACCACTGAAGCCCCCTCCAAGGACTTGTCCTGCTCGCCCACGCATACTAGCCATAATAAGGTTGTCGTACTCCAAATCAAACTGCATAGTTGATGCAACTTGTTCACCGATATCATTTACCTCAATCATTACAAATGCTTGATTATATGCTTTAGCTACTTCATGAATTTTGGTGGGAAATAGTAGAGGTTTTATTTCATTATCTCTGTATTTTGCAACTACCTTATATGGTATAGTTGTTATATCAAACACTAAGAAAGCAGAATAATCATTTTGTGTACCTCTTGCAACATCAGCAGTAATAATATATGTACTTTTCTCTAATGGCATTTCATATAAATCTAAACCAGAATTGGATCGTATAGGAGTCCTATATGTCAATTGTTTTAATTTTGTTGGTGATATAAGTGTATCGATAGACCCTAAAAACTCGCACTCAAATTCAGAATTAAATTGTGATTCGGAAGTGTTTCGTATTGTTTCTTCTTTCCAAGCTGCATCTCTCCCTGGCACTTCACTCCAATGTACTTCAGTAGGAATATAGTTATTACGTCCTTCCTCTGCATCTACCCATAGTTTATAAAATTGATTCATGCCATGTGGTGTAGAAACAATAATTACCTTTGTGTTTTGGCCAGAGGTAATTGTAGGATAAACAGATGCAAAGAACTGATCAGCTACATTTGTAGGAACAAACGCAAACTCATCTAGGAAAATTACATTATATGAACCACCACGAATTGCACTTGAGGATGTTGCAGCTGCAAGAATTTTACTACCGTTCTCTAGTTCTATATTACCTTTGTTCCAAGCAATAATACCTTGTTGCATCCATTTAGGAAGGTTTTCATATGCAAGCTGCAATCTTCCTAAAATGTCTCTTGCAGTGGTTGATTTATTGGCAAGAACTGCAACTGTTGTATTTGGATTAAATAAAACATAATGTAAAAGGTATGATATAATAATTGTTGATTTACCTGATTGCCTAGGAAGTTTAAAAATGGTAAACCTATTTTCATGCATAGTGTCAACCATTCCCTCTTGGAAATTATACATATCAAAAGGAACTAATCCATGATCCAAAGAAACAATCCGAACATAATTTTTTATAAAATAAATAGGAGACTCAGAACACTTTTGATACTCTACAATTTCATCTTTAGTGAAATTATGAGATAGTCCTGTTCTCTTTAAATTTGGATTGCCGAGGTAGGCATTACTATCAGTTGACATTAGAGGCACCTATTAAAAAGTTACACGCTATACTTATTCTTATTGAATCTGTAAGGCTTGGAGACACACCATGTTCTAACCAACTTGGAAATAATATTGCTTCACCTGATTCAAATGGTCGTTTACTTATATGATTAGTATATGGGATTTTCTTAAAATGATGTGAGGAATCCATAGCTTCTTGAAGTCTGGGGTCTTTAAAATAAAGTCTCGCATCATCTGTTTCAGTAACATAGTATACACAAGACCAACTAGCCTCTTCATGAATATGCGGCATAGTATATTCACCCATTCTACTCAAGTTTGCCCAATTATTAATCATTCTAATTTCTGCATCATCATTATATACATCACTTAGAATATTATTCACATTAACTATCAATGATTTCTTTAAATTAGAAAATACATCAGAGGATTCAAATAATTCTTTATTACTTTGCCATCCACTACCCTGCACTGGATTAAACTTAAATCCTAAACCCTGACTTTCTCTTTTTAAAATATCAAAATATAATTTGTCATTATGTATATTTCTATCATCAATCTTAAAACTGTATACCGTCGTCGGCCATAAGTTTTGTCTTTCAACTTTCATAATATAATCCTAACCTTCAGATTTTCCTTTTATCAATTTTTGTAATTCTTTTGTAGAACCAACAAACAAAGCATTGGTTACACTCTTGGGTCCATGATCTGGAACCTCTTTTAGTTTTCTCATCTTTTCTTGTAGATCGCCTAGTTTTTCGGTAACTTCCGCGACTTGTTTGATAAGATTTCCAGCAACCTCATATGCTCTTGGATGCTCTCCTTCTCTCGCAAGTTCCAATATACCTTCAATTGCAGTAGAACCTTGTTCCACCAACCGATAAAAATTATCCCTTTGAAATTTATAATCGTCATCTACATCTTCAATGCTGGTTGGTATGGCAGGAGTTATTACCTCTCTTCCCATATTAATAACTTCACCAACGGTTTCAGATTCTATTTCAATAACGCCCAAAGCCTTATCAATTACATTACTCATCATTACCTGTCACTGGATTATAGTTTTTAGAATCTTCATAAAAAGCTGTTGTTTCGTTAAATCCAAAATCATCATCTGCATCAGCTGATGTTGGGTTGGGTGTAACTGTAAGTCTCTGCTCTCTCTTGGGTGAATTATCTGCAATGTCAGTATACTGATCAACTTGTACAGTCTTAATAACCTTGCTAGAAGTAACAGGACCATATAGATAAAACTTTGCAGTAAAGTTTAGAGTATATATCAAAGACCTTCTAGAAGCAAAATCACCATCATAATCATCTTCATATGAAATACTGTTAAGAATAATAGGAATATCTCTTTTATTATCCATTTCTGGGATATCATTGAGAGTTACGGAATAATCTGGTTGAAAATATGGTAGAATCTGTTCAACAATTTGTAACGCATCGTCTGAATTTTTTGCAAGAATATATAATTCAAGTTCTAAATTATATGGGACAGGCATATATTGCGAATCTAATTGTTTAGCGTTTGCACCCTTCACTTTCTTAAACCTTTGTACACGATTAAGCTTACGAGCAGAATCATATGATAATCCGCCAATCTCAAAACCAATTCTTGGTAAAGATACTGCAACTTGTTTGCTTAAATCAGGGTCTTCTGCAAGGCGTACTAAAAACTTTTGTCTTGGGCCATATGCCAAAGGAACTTTCATTGACTGAATTATTTTTCCAGTGTTATCTTTACGAACTACTTGAATATTATTGAACATTGTTCCAAATGCTACAACAACCTTTCTAATTGTTTCATGGTAAAATTGTTGTCCTAACATTAATCCACACTCCCTACATCACCAAACGGATTCTTTTCAGTGAAATCTAATATTGTATCATCTAATTCATCAAATAGTTCATTTTGAGCCTGTCGATCAATATCGTTTTCTCCTCTGACTCCTTGTCCTAATATATAGTCTTCCTGTATCAAGAACTCTCCAGTTTCAATAAGTAGACTTTCACCAACAGAGGTTGAGTCATCCTCAAATATAATATTGTCGCTATCAGTTTCATCCAATAACAAACCTCTAGTTGTTGTTGTATCATGTATTCTTATCGGTTCATTAACTGCACTTGATTGTTCCAGAGTGATTTGATATACCGCAGAATCCAGTGATAAGTTGTCTTCAATAGCATCAATGACTGTAACACCCGTATCCAATCTTTCAGAGCTGTAGTCAAATATCTGACACTGCATTTTATAAACAGGAAGATTATCCAATTGGTAAAATGGTTCTTCATCCTCTACAGATTTTATTTCAAACAACATCAAAAATATTGGGTGGAATAACAAGTCTCCCTCAAATGGTCTATTGTTACCATCTGTAGCAGTATCTTTCAAAAGATAAAAATCACCCTCAAGTGTACTAGAATCAGATGTTTGATCTATAGTGCCATCTTCCAATAATATAGCGCCGCCAGTAGTATCTGTGGCAGTTTCTATTGCAATTTGACTAGACAACTCTCTAAATCTTGGCACTGAAACAACAAACGTGACCGCACTCATGTCTTGAAGGCCAAATTTGCTCATGAGCAAATCATCACCCTGCCAACCATTTGCGTCCTGGCACCACATCTCAACCTTTCTAGCATGTGTAAATTTAGATAAGGCGTCCTCGCCTAGAAAGGTATCTTCAGACACAGATTCTCTATCAATATAATGAACATCATGACCGTAAATTTGTATAGCTTCTTTTATTAAGTCACTATATAAATTTCGTTCAGTTGCAATCGTACCAAAATTAT